CAGAACAATAAAACCAAGTAATCTCACCAAATAAATTATTTAAACCTGCATTAATTAATTGTGATGCTGTAGTGTTTAAATTTGTAAAAACAAAATCTTCTACTAAACAAATCATTGATTCTAGATTACCTGCGTATTTAAAAAATCCGTTTTCAGAAAACCAATATGCAGCACCATCAACTTCAATTGCAGCATTCTGTCCAATCAATCCACAGTTTGTACCAACTTGTGCAAAACCAAATGTAAAAGGTGATCCGACAAAACGCATAGTAAACAAAGATGTATCGGACCATATATAGATAGCGTCCCTACCTCTAACTGCTCCTACAATTCTTGATCCATCTGCAAGTCTTTGTGTACCAGCTGTATTGGTTGCGGTAGGTGTATATGAATTTATATTTTCTTGATCTGAAAATCTTATAAACATTTCATCTTGAGTGGTCTTGTCACCAATAGTTGTTTCAGTTCCAAAGAATACTAAGTGACGATCTGGTGTAGATACTATCATATCTCTTGATGCAGTTGGTGCACCAGATATAATTGTAGCTCGTGTTGCTGTAGCGTTTGATGCATCTGCATTCCATTGAAAAACCTCTGCATTGTGAATCAAAGCAATTACAGTTTTACCAAAAGCATCAATACTCCAAAGACCTGGATCAAGAACTAAATCTCCTGATGCAGCTTCACCCCATGCAACATAGTCTGATGAGTTAGTAACAGTGGCACCGCTAGAGTGTCCGGACCTTGTAGAGTTTCTAACTGCTCTTGTAATTCCTGTTAAATCATTTCCAGAAATACCTGTGTAAGATATTTCTTCGTTACCAACTTGAATAAAGTTTGTACCTGAAGATGGAAAGTTAGTTGTGCTTGTTAATGTGATGGAAGTCCCTGATCCGCCGGTTCCTGCTGTGTCATCTAACAACGCACCATTTAAAGTTGTCGTAACTGCTCCTGATGCTTCACCACTCCAAGAACCTAATCCCCAACCAAAACCTGGTAATTGTTCTGCAGGTCCCACAGAATAATAAGACTGAACTCTAATACCACCAGACTCTGTAGCTCCTGATCCAGTTTCATTTGATGGCATTGTAATTGTAATAGTAAGTGCCGTAGCAGAAGTAACCATAAATTTTTTATCATCAAAATCGGATGCACCAAAATTAGATCCAGTTATCGTAGTAAAATTATCTAAAAGCACGATGTCATTTGCATTTAAATTATGGGGAGTTGAAAAAGTAATTGTAACTTCAGCTGATCCATTGGTGGTTGTAAAAGCGTTAGTTAAAGTAGTAGTTGCTCTTATAGGATGTATGTCATAAAACACACCACCTGTATAAGCATATAGAATTCTGTTTGTCCCTATAATTGAATATTTAATACCCTCTTTATTAACTAGATGAAACAAAGCTCTAGCTGCTCCGGTTAATTTATTATCACCTAATTGTTTCCAGCCACCTATTTTTTCAGGTGTGCCATATCTAAACCTTACATTGTCACCATCAACCCATTGACCTTCGGCTGTAGTTTCTGTAATTTGTTTGTTGAATCCTGGTTGAAATCCTATTTTCTGTAGCATAACCCCTACTTATATATAGTTTTTAGTTTTTTGGTAGTATTATATTCCAATCTAAACTAGATATCAATTCATTCAAGTAAACCTTTTTAAGCTTATTTTGTTTTAAATATTGATGCAATTCTTCTAAATCTACAATGACCCATTGGTCTTTAATATCAAAAACCATTTTTTCTGCTTTACTTGTTGTTTTTCCATTTTGAGCCATGCTACCACTAGATAATTTAAACATATCTCTAACATCAAATTTATAAAACCCATTAGTGCCTTTAATTATTCCAGCCACATTCCATGAAGTTTTTTCTTTAGGGTATTCTACAGCTTCTAGCTGTTTAGAAAATTGTTGCACTATATCCATATTGACAAATTTGTATTTATAAATTAAATTACTTTCGAATGAAAGTATATAGAAATATGTTACCTACTAAAGAATTTAAGGATTTAAAAAATAATCTTATTAATGCTAATTTTCCTTGGTATTATAATAAAGGTGTGGTCTACGAACACGAAGATAAGAAAAATTTTCAATTTACTCATAGTTTTTATATGAATGATGTAATAAATTCTGATCACTTTAAAATATTAATACCATTAATTAAAATTATTAATCCACTAACTATTGTTAGAATAAAAGCTAATTTATTAACTAGAACATCTAAAATTATAGAACATGGTTATCACACTGACTATGATGAAAATAGTCATAAACTTACTACTGGTATATTTTATTTAAACACTAATAATGGATACACTAAATTTAAAAATAAAAAGGTTGTTAAAAGCGAAGCAAATAAATATATAGAATTTAAAGGTGAAGAAAGTCATACAGGTTCTACTTGCACTGATGAAAATATAAGGGTGGTTATAAATTTTAACTATATTAGAAAATGCTATTAAAAAATTCTTATTACTGGTTTAAAGAAGTTTTAACTCCAAAGTTCTGTGATGACGTAATTAAATATGGTAACTCTAAAAGTAAAAAAATGGCTTTAATCGGAGGCATTGGTGAAAATAGAGATCTTAATAAAAATCCTCTTACAAAAAAAGAAATAAAAAATTTACAAAAAATTAGAAAATCAGAAGTTATTTGGATGACAGATCAATGGATATATAAAGAGATTATACCGTATGTAAAAATTGCTAATGAAAAAGCTGGATGGAATTTTCAATTCGATAGATCAGAAGCTTGTCAATTTACAACTTATGGTCCAGGACAATACTATGATTGGCATTGTGATTCAAACGAAGATCCATACAAAAGAGAAAACGAAAATGATCCTGAACATGGTAAGATTAGAAAATTATCTGTTACTTGTTCTTTAACAGATCCTAAAAAATATAAAGGTGGAGAGTTAGAATTTAATTTTAATAGACCAAATCAAAAGAAAAAATACAATATAAAAAAATGTATTGAAATTTTACCTAAAGGATCTATCGTTGTTTTTCCTTCTTTTGTTTGGCATAGAGTTTGTCCTGTTACAAAAGGGACTAGAAACTCTTTAGTAATTTGGAATATAGGATGGCCGTTTAAATGAGTTTAAATTATACAGGATATTTTATAACACCTATCTATGAACAAAAAATAGATAAATGGATTAAACCTTTAAACAAAGCTTGTGATAAACATATTAAACAAGCTAGAAAAAGAGACATACCATTTATAAAAAAAAGAAATAAAGATTTTAAAAGAAACTTGAAAGACTTCGGTCTTTCTGCTCACTCTGGTTCTTTGTCTGGTTTACCTGAATTTAAAGAGATAGAAGAATATGTAATTAAGTGCTCTGATAAAATATTAGATCAAATGGGTTATAATACTCAAGGTTATAAAATGTTCATGACAGAAATGTGGGTTCAAGAATTTTCTAAAAGTGGAGCAGGTCATCATGAGACACACATACATTATGATAATCACATATCAGGTTTTTATTTTTTAAAAGGATCAAATAAAACTTCTTACCCTGTATTTAAAGATCCAAGACTAGCAAAGATAATGAGTTCTTTACCAGAAAAAAATCCTTGGGATACTACGTTTGCTTCTCATGCAATTAAATATCATCCAGAACCTGGAACTTTAATTTTGTTTCCATCTTTTTTAGAACATGGATTTCCAATAGATCATGGTATAGAACCTTTTAGATTTATGCATTTTAATTTACAAGCAGTAAGGAGAACAATAATTAACAAATGAAAATAGACGATCATATTGAGAAACAAATTCTTACTGATTATTTTCTTATAGAAGGAACTGTAGAAATTGATGAAAAATATTTTATTAATAAAATTAAGAAAGGTTTTGAAAAAGAAAATAATATGAGTTTTAAAACGAATGTTAGAGACTATATGACATCTTTTGATTATTTTAATAACGATGAAAAGTTTCTTAATATATTAAAAGATTTTATAAGTTACATAGACGCTAGAATTTGGTTAAATAAGTATGTTTTAATTGATTCTTGGGGGTATTGTGTGAGAACAGGTCACAAAACAAAATTTCATCATCATGGACGTAATATGTGGTCAGGAGTTATTTACTTAAATGAACACCCTCAAGCTTTAGAATTTCCAGATATTAAAAAACAAGTAAAACCTAAAAAAGGCAAGTTTGCTCTGTTCTCTTCTTTTTTAAAACATGGAGCACAAAGACATCAAAGTAAAAAAACTAAATGGGGAATAAGTTTTAATTTAAAATGAAAGGATAACAAATGAGTTTCAAAAAAAATAAATATCAAGTAATTAGAAAAGCTTTATCACCTGAAATGACTTATTTTTGTTCAAGGTATTTTACTTTCAAAAGACAAGTCGCAACTACTTTATTTGATCACAAATACATTTCTCCATTTGAATCAATGTTTGGATCTTGGGACGATGCTCAAATTCCAAACACTTATTCTCATTATGCTGATTTAGTCATGGAAGTTTTATTAGCTGAATTACTTCCTTTGATGATGAAAAAAACAGGTTTAAAACTTACACCTAATTATTCTTATGCAAGAATATATAAAAAGGGTGATGAACTTAAAAGACACAAAGATAGATTTAGTTGTGAAATATCTACAACCTTAAATTTAGGTGGTGATCCATGGCCTATATTTCTTGAACCATCTGGAAAAAAAGGAATGAAAGGTGTTAAGATAAATTTAAAACCTGGAGATATGTTAGTTTATAGAGGTTGTGATTTAGAACATTGGCGAGAACCTTTTGAAGGAGACAGCTGCACTCAAGTATTTCTACATTATAACAATTTAAAAACAAAAGGCTCAGAAGAAAATTTATTTGATAGAAGACCTCATTTAGGATTACCTTCTTATTTTAAGAAAAAATAATGTTGATCAATGAACTTTTCCCTACAGTTATAGGTTTTAGTGAAAATAAAAAACATAATAATTTACTCACAAGACATTTATATAAAATACAAAAACAAATAAATAGTGGAGGCCAAAATTGGGGTTCTACTGTGTACAATACAGATGGAACTTATAATCTTCATAAAGATTTAAAATTTAACAAATTAAATGATTGGATATTTTCTGAAGTTAATAATTATAAAGATATAATTGGTTATCAAGATTTTAACATGTCTTGTTCTAGAAGCTGGTTTAATATTTATAAAAAATATGATTACCAAGAAAAACACAACCATGTAGGTGTTGATACGATATCAGCCGTTTATTTTTACAAAGTTGTTAAAGATAATAGTAATTTAATTTTTCATTCTCACGAACCTGAAAGTGTTGAACAAACTTTTAACAAAAAAAATAAATATACTTGGAGAAGTTTTATAGTTGAACCAAAAGAGGGGTTATTAGTTATGTTTAAATCTCATTTAATACATAACGTTTTACAAAAAAATAATAATGAAAAAAGAATATCTTTTGCTTACAATTTTAAATTAGATTATTCAGGTTGATTAGGTAATACTACCCAACCAGTAGTATTGTCTGCTTGATAAGCGTCTTCATCCCAAATATATATTTTATCATCGCTTGGCATCGGCATAGGTGGTACTAAATCACCATCTGCATTATAAGTCCATGCAGCACCAGGTTTACTTTTTAAAAATCTATCATTAGTTTCATCATAAGTATCACCTGTTCCTGCATATTGTTTTCTGAAATTATGATTATAAGAAGTTTGAACCCATTTAACACCATTTGCAGATAAAGGTACAACTGTTGCAAAATGAGTTGCAGCTTGTGTCGACTGTTCTCCACCATTGTTTGCAATATCTGTATTGGAACCAACTACTACTCTTAGAACTTTATTATCTTTATCTAATTCTGCAAAATGAGCCATTATGCTACCACCAAATTCCCGCTAACTAAAAATCTAGCTACCTTTCCACCACCTTCTGGTGAGGGTACAGTTACCAAAGAATTATCTGGAGGTGATACAGAAATTAAAGGTGCATTACATGCGCATACTCTTATCTCTACTCTACCAGATCCACCAGCTCCGCTTGCTGGAGAAGGGAAGCCTCCGCCTCCGCCACCGCCTCCGGTGTTTGCTTGTCCAGCTCCGCCAGTTCCGCCTCCACCGCCACCAGCTCCTCCGCTGTTTGCGAATGAACAAAATCCTCTACCATCATTTCCAGATCCTCCACCGCCAGCATAGGTCGCTGAAGATCCTGTAATATTTATAGCTACTCCATTTCCACCTCTACCTTTATCTGGATCAGGAGATCCTTGTCCTGGTTGACCTGCTTCACCAGCTCCTCCGCCGCCAGATGATCCCGCTTGTCCACCACCTTGTCCAGTTCCTCCAGGATTTCCTTGAGGGGGACTTGTTGGAGGTGTATTACCACTTCCTCCTGGAACTCCACACCAACCTACAGTACCTGAACCAGAACCTCCTGGTCTTTTTGATGATGGAGCATCTGTTCCTCCACCTGTTGCAGAAATGGAATCTACTCCTTCTGTGCCAGAAGGATTAAAAGATGAAGTTTGACCTCTATCTTGTGTTTGTGGTGCTGGATAACTTTGTGGTGGACCACCTCCACCTACTACAACTGGATAAGTTGTACCAGGTTGTATAGTCAATTGTACACCGCTGTTTAATGGGCTAGGTCCATAAGCTGAAAATCTCATACCTCCAGCTCCGCCTCCTCCACCGTTTGGCGCTCCCCCAGATCCACCTCCAGCGATAACTAAATAATCTACAGCTATTCCTCCAGCTGAAGTGTTTGATCCGAAACCTAATACATTATAACCGAAACTTGTCATTTATTCTACCTCCTATGCGTCGTTAGCCGCATCAGTAGTGAAGAATATTTTAATTCCGAGTACTCTTGCATCGGCTGAAAAAGTATCTCCACCAGCATTTGCGTCTCTAAATAATTGAAAATATGTTAACTCACCTGCTGCAGGAGATCCCGCAACTGTAACAGCTCCACTTTCATCTGAAATTTGTTGATCCTCAACTGTTCCTATTCCTGCGTCTGTAACGTTAACGGCAGTTCCATATGCAACGTCGATAGTATCACTATCTGCACACGCAACGGCTTGTAATCCAAAAATACAATCACCTGTATTTGTAGAACCAGGTGTCCAATATACTTGATAAGTTAATGTCCCTTCATTCCATGATTTTGGCATAGCTATTGAAAACTGTGCAAACTCATCTGTAGATGCATCAAAATCTAATACTTTCATATCTGGTCTTGTTGCTGTTGTTTCAACTTGTTGTGCATCTGCTGGGTTTGTTGTTGCCCCATACATAGCAGAGGCAGGAACCCAAATAGTTTCTTTACCTGCAATTTTAACTGCAGCTGATCCTGATTTAAGAACACCTGTTCCTTTAGGATTTAAATTTAAATCTACGTTAGTTTCTCCACTAGCACCTATGATTGGTCCATTACCTGTAGCTGCGTTTGTAATTTCTACTTCGTTTACTGCTGAAGATGTTGTTTGAAAAATAACTTGTTCGTTTCCATTGGCATCTGCAATAAAACCTGCGTCTGCAATTTTAGGAGCAGTTAAAGTTTTATTTGATAAAGTATCTGTTGATGTAGCTGTTACAGTACCAGCTGGTAAAGTGTCAATATCTGGATTAGTCCCATCGTTTGCAGTTGCAAACACAACAGCATCACCTTTATTTGTTGTTGAAAAAGTAAAACTATCTCCAGAACCTGAAGCATATTTAAACTGTACTGTGTAAGCACCTGATGTTGAATTTCTTAAAAAATAAAAAGTTTGAACATCTAAAGGAATAGTTACAATTTGATTTCCTGTAATAGTTCCTGTGAACTCAATCATTCTGTGAGATAATGCTGCTCCTGTTGCTCCATCAGATACAGATAATGCTGTAGTTTGTGCCCCACCAGCTATTGATTGTGTTGTATATCCACCAGAAATTTGTTCTATAATTTGTAAATTGGTATTAGTTTTTGTACCCCATGTTCCGGCATTTTCTCCGGTTGCTTGAAGTTCAACTCCTAAAGGTGTGTATGTTGATGCCATAATTTTTTATCTCCTATTACGCTGCTACGTCTGTATAACTTGTATTAGAACCTGTGTCAATAGCTTGATATGCTTGAATTCCAAAACCTGTTGCAGTACCAAATCCAGCTACCGAAGCAGTTGCCTCAATTCCTGTTAATCCCATTACATCTGCAGGAGTTAATGTTCCAACACTACCAGTTGCTGAGACTCCTGTCAATCCCATAACATCTGCAGGAGAAATAGATCCTACGGATGATGTCATTGATAAACCTGTAGGCACAATTATAGGATTTGAAGATGTTGATATATCTCCTAAAGATACAGATGCACTTACTCCTGTTACTCCCATAACATCTGCAGGAGCAATTGATCCTACAGAAGATGTTGCAGAAACTCCTGTTACTCCCATAACATCTGCAGGTGAAATAGAACCTACTGAAGAAGTTGCTGAAACTCCTGTTAGTGCTTGTGTTATATCTCCTATTACTGTAGGTGCTCCAACACTTGCTGTTGCAGAAACTCCTGTTACTCCCATAACATCGGCAGGTGAAATAGATCCTACACTTGCTGTCGCAGAAACACCTCCTAATAATACATCACCTTGAATGCCCCACGCATCATCATTCCAAGCTGCTCTACCCCATCCAGTATTTATTTCTGCATCTACAGTAACTGATCCAATAGATGAAGTTAAACCAAAACCTGTTGGAGTAACTGTTTCATTACCCATGTCTCCCCATGTACCAGAAGAGTTCCAACTTTTTGAACCATAACCTGTTGTAAAAGCTTCACTTATACCCCAAAGATTAGCACTCCAATTACCTGCGCCCCAAAAATCTGCATCAGGAGTATTTGCTTGTCCACCCATACCAGAGTGTTGTGTACAATAATAATAAAGAGTTGGTGCGCTAGAGGCTACTTCAATTTGAGTATAGGCTCCAGATGAGCCTGGAGTTCCATTTGTTGTTACATTAGTTGTATACTCACTACCACCACCATGTGTTCCATCGCTTGTTGTTGAAAGTCTTAAAGGGTGACCACCGTTTGAACTATCGGACTGATCAAATCTAAAAGTAGCGCCTTCAACTAATTCTAAAGTAGGTTGTAAAGCTCCATCAATATAATATTTATTTCCGCCACCGGTGTATACGACCGTGACTGTGAATGTTCTGTCAACGGACATCCGTTGTTCTCCCTTACGCTATTCTTATGATTGCGTTTGATGCGTCTGCTGCTGGAAATTGAATTGTAAAAGTTCCGCTTGTTACAGTTTTATCTCCACCAAATGCGATAACTGCAACAGCTTTATCAGACTGAGTATCATTATATATTAATGCACCATTAGCTGTAAAAGAAGCAGAAGTAAAACTTACATCTGCAAAATCACAAACCGCAGTTGATGAATCTAGAGTTGGAGTTACGCTTGTAAGAGTAGCACCTCCTGCAGAGTATGCAGATCCAGACGTGTTTGATATTTCATTCGATGTTGAGTAAGCTGTTGTTGAAGCTCCTAAAGATGCAGAGCTTGTGTATAGAGCTATCTTAAAAGTGTTACCACTTGATGCAGTAAAATTATGTGTTCCAACTAAAATTTCTTGTTTGAAACTGTTACAAATTGCCGATGATATTGCCATAATATTTTCTCCTACTGGTTAGCTGAAGGTATTGGTATTCGAACAGCGCCATCAGTGTAGTCGTCTCTTCTTCGTCTACCAATTTGCTCTGCAGCAAACTTTTCTACCTCTTGTTTATACTTATTTTCGTATAGTGTCAACATATCAATTGGACCTTTTAAAAATCCATATGTCTCTACTAAACATGCATATAATAACCCATTTGGAAAATTAAGGCTAATATAATTAGTTGTATTGCTTGAATCTAAAGTAGCTGGCATTACGTCATAATGCACTCTAAATTTATAAGTCGTATCAGGAACCGGGGCAAACATCATTCTGCCTGATGTAGTATCTGTATTACCTGTGGCGCCACCAAACATAGCATAGTATTTAGGTTTGCCTCTTTTTGCTGATTCTGTTGATGGAACATATTCTTGTAAAAATGAAATATCTTTTTTTAACAAAAAATCATTTGGTCCAGTTATAGCAGAAGTAGAATCATAAACCTGTATAGCTCTTACATATAAACACCCTGCTGGTGCATTAATTGTTTCTTGTCCTGTAACTAAATTACCACTTTGTTGTTTTTTATCAGCATCAATAGGTATGTCTCTCATTATTCTATATTGTGAATTTAAAATAATGTTTTCTAAAACTGCTGTAGTTAATACATTAGCGTCTACTTCTGTGTAGTTTCTAATGTTTGTAACTAAATCATCGTAACTTAATCCTGCCATTATGCTTGCTGTGTTACAGGTCCTGCTGTAACAAAGTCTCCTCCTGATTTTTCTGTTACTGTAGCATTTGATCCACAATCAAATACGTAAGTATTAGTTGTTACACTACTTATACTAAATCCTGAAGCATTTTCAAATACTGTATAAGCTAATCCTCCAGGGCTGCCACCTACATTTCTAAATCTAACTGTATCACTATTTGATCTGCCATGATTTGGCTCTGTTACTGTAACACTTGCAGATCCGCTTGTTAGACTAAAAGGATTGCCAGGTAATAAATTTTGTGTGGCTGGTTCTGTTCTTGCCGGTCTAGCATTCATTAATCCTTGAGGATCACCTGTATATCTTCTAGGTTCTAATTGTGGTTGTTTAGCTTCAAACTCCGAAATATGCACAAAAGATCCATTCCATTCTTTTACCATTTCTTGATATGGAAATTCCATACCTGATCTATCTGATATTGCTTTTGCATATTTTCCACTAGATAATTTAGACATTTGGATAATAAGTTTTTGGTGTTATAAATGAACTAGAAGAAGAACCATCTTCTTGTAGTGCTCTGTTTAATTCATCTTCATATAAAAGTTTCATTTGTTGAACAAGTTGTGGATTAAATTTTTGAGATAAATAAAAAGCTAATCCTGATACCATACAAGGTACAAATCTGTATGGAACATCAGTTGCATTTGTGTAGTCACCTACATCTTGAATTCTTTTCACATAATAATAATTTAAAAAATTACCTGCCTCGCTAGATCCAGGTGTTAAATATAAAGTTATAGTTACTTTATCTATAAATCTTTGAACAAAATATTGTGTGGGTTGACCTGTAGAAGATTTATTAGATAATGCTTGATATGTAGACCTATTTATTTTTGTTAAGGGAGTATCAATATTTGATGCTCTATAAGACGCCTCTAATACATCATCTACTCCATAAACAGCTGTAGCATCAGATGTGCCATCACCTGTTGATCTAAACATAGTGTACTCTTTTTGATCAGCAACTAAAGTAATATTGTTGTTTGCAACTTCCCAATAATGAAGACCTCTATTTGCCCATTCTTGAAACATTATATTTAAAGAACGTCTTGCAGTACGCATCTGATTACCAGATGAGCCCTGTAATCCTATTCTTTCATAAGCATCTTCTATTATTTCATCTATAGAAAAATTCTTATCAAATATAACTGTACCAGAGGTAGTGTTAGCCATTTAACCTCCTACTTATCAATCAATAGCGTTGCGCCTACTAAATTAGCAATTGCAGAAACTTTCATTCCACCTGGAAATAAAATTCCATCTTCAGGTATGTTAAATGAAAAAACATCACCTTCAGGACAATCTCCCTGAAATAAAGTTGTGCTATCAGAGTTA